CTAATCGGTGAAACGTTCTGGTTGCTCCAAATATAATAAGATATCCTCCTGGTTTTAAAATGGAAGAAACAGCCGACCATGTATCAGTGTTAAATGATACACAACCAGTTTGTTTATCCCACGCATTACCTTGATAATCTATACCATAAGGTGGATCTGTAACTATAGAGTCCACCTTAATGTCGCAGGTTTTGGAGAAATTTACACTGTCATCACAGTAGATTTCATCTATATTCATTGAAGATTTTACACCTCTTGGCATTTTGTTCCGTTTTACGTTTAATGTGACCCTCAAAGGCCTTTTGATTGATTTCTTTTAATTTCTTCATGTGTTGAGACTTGCTTAGAGTCTTAACCTTTTCTAAGGAATATGCCGAAAAGAATTTAGCCTCTTTCAACATAACCTGACCTGTTCCATAATCATAATTAACATAGTCTAGGTGATCATATATGTTGAAAAAATGACATTCATATTCATATGTTCCATCTTTCTTTTGATCTTTTATGTTGATTGTCAATAACCAATAGGAGTCAATATCATCATTATGATATTTTTCTACCAATCTGTTGAAGGAGCAAACATTAGGATTGCCATTTTTTTGATAACCGAACTTGATATTTACACTTTTTCCATAAACAAAAAGGTCTTCCATATTGCGTGTTTGTTTACCTTTACCTTCAACTTTTGTTGGTAGAGAAAATATTTTATTATTTTCTTTGACTAACTTCTCTACTAACACTTCCTCAAATTTTTCACCAAAAGAATGACCAGGCTCTTTCACAGTATGATCAAAACCTATTTCCTTTAGTATATCATTAATTTTTCTTTCCGTTAGATTGATGATATATTTGACATTTTTGGTCATAATCATAATCTATTCCTTTTCCCAAGGTTTCAGTATTTACTATTATACACCTGGGAAAAGGAATGTCAAGCTCTATTTTGTTGACAATTGTTTACAATTAGTGTTCGTAAAAATCGTCCACTTCGTCAAAGTCCTCGGTGTGTTCCATCCACGCCTTCTTTAGGTTCTTTAGTGGACGGCGATCACGACGCATTTCGGACTCTGGACGTTCCAGTTTGCGGCCGCCATACTTGCGGTCTTCTTCTTGTAGTTCAACATAAGGATCTTTGAAAGTATTTTTTAGTTGCTTCATGTCATGTTACCTTATAAAGTTTTATACCTTTTACTTTGAAATTATCACTCCAGCATACAAACGATGGACCGTGTGCCACTGGTTCATTATGTGAATTTTGGAAATGGTGTATCATTTCATGGGCCAAAATCTCCACAAATGTTTTCTTGTTTGGGAAGGAGGTTGTCACGGTGATTTGAGTTCTACCATGTCTTTTATGTCTTTTCTTATAATAACCATAGAATCCATAAATGTCTTTTAACTTTCTAACTCGGAGTCTTGTTACAGATTGTAGTTTGTTTCCGAATAGTTGTTGATTGAGTATTACAAACCATTCTTGCAAGTCTTCCTTCTTGGGGTGAAACTTGACACTATCATCCAGTTCCCTAAGGAGTTTACGATTGTGGTAGTAATCCTGGGAACGCTTCATTGACAAGTGCCTCAGTTAAATGTGGTACCTTCTGGTCTTTTAGAATGATACCCATATACACATCTGCCTCTTTAGGCTCTAGACTTTCTAATACCTGTAGTAAAAGTTCTTTCTTTCTTTTTTCCGTGAGTGCGGGAGGTGTGCGTGGATGGTTTTCCATGAAGAGATAGATTTTATCCAATGCCTGTGACATATTGCTATAAGCCATACCAGGTGGTATATTTACTTCTTTCTTCCAGTTAGGAGCTTCTTTGATTACGAATTTAGCACCTGGATGAAATGTTCCTCTTAGAACATTTACCAAGGCAGAGGTTTCATTCTCTTTTAGAACCGCGATACGGTCTTTCTTAGTCTTAGCCTTGCGGAAGTCATCAAAGACTTCATATACATTTTTCTTACTCATTATAATCCTCAAAAATCGTTGATGGACTCAATCATTACTTTGAGGCCCTTATCTATAAAGTAGTTCAACATTTTCTCTTTCGTCGCCACTTTGGTATTTTCAAATGCTGCGACAATACTGGTTTGAATGTCTCCTGGTATATAGTCAAAATCAACCAAAGTTTGATTACGTTTATAACCACGTAGCATAATATCCGTAGTGCAGAAAGTTTCAGCATCCTGACTAATCCATTCTTGAAGACGTTTACTATTTATAACCTTTTGACGTTCACCAGCCGCAAAGGTATTATCTGGTGATAGAAAGTTAGGAATGCCATCACCACGGTCACCTTTAAGAATGTGTTCGCGGATGAATGTGGTAGGGTTATCAATCTTAATGAACCGCTTTAGAATAGGAGAATACTGGGTTACATTAGGATATTTTTGGAGTTGCCCAAAGTCTTTGTCCGACGACAAAATGAGAATGTTGGCGCTCGACGACAATCTTGCAGTAAGGACGGCAATGATATCATCCGCCTCGGCACCTTCTACATCCAACACCTTGTAAGGGAAACTCTCTTTAAACTCATCACGGATTTTGTTGAGTGTATCAAAGATAAGGTGCCAGTCTAAACCACTGGCCTCACGGTCGTGTTTACGCTGGGACTTATAGAATGGAAAGTAATCACGGCGCCAATACTTTTTGGAGTCGCAACAAAGGATTACATTAGGATACTTTGATTTGAACTGTCTTACATTTGACCTTATTGTATTGATAGACATATGACGAATAAGGTCCTCATTCATCTCATGTGACTTACTAATTTGTTTCAGGTGTTGCATCAGATTGGAAATGAGGACCTGATTAAGATCCACCATGATATAAGACATTTTCTTTCCTTACATTAGAGATTTAGCATACGCACATCTGTTGGCAAAACCGCTGCCGTTTTCTGGATGATCTTTTGTGTAACCGTGTGGACGTTCATAACCAATAGCAACCTTTAGGGCATCATCAATATTGGTTGTTGCTTTTAGTGCCTTACCAACTGGTATTTCAGAACCCATCAATAGTTCCCAGTTTACGAAACGGGCCTGTGTATCGAGGTCACCAATTGGTTTGTCCAGATTATTGGCAAAGTGTTCCAAATCAGCAAGGCGTTGCCCTCGCCATTGGGCAATACCAAATGCTGTATGATGGTCGCCCCATACATTACAACGAAGGTCTGTATAGGATTCCTGCATAAACTGACCGACCATAGCAGCAGCTTGGAAATCTTTCCAACCAAGGTCCATTAATACCTTCTTTACGTATAGTGGACGATCCTTACCTTTAAGGGTATTTGGATCTACTGTATCTACCATATCATTCTTCCTCTTCTTTGTCAAGTTTTTCTTTTGATGCCAACAAATCCTCGATCATTTTTTGGATCTGTTCCTCATTCATGTCTTCCATTGCTTTAGCATCTGCTTTGGAAATGATGGTTATGTTATCTTCTATAAAAGGATGTAGGTGATGCTCGAAACCAAACTGGCGATACACAGTGGCACGGAGAGCATCCACAACAAGGACAAGATCCTTTGCAAAGGACTCTTCCTCAACACTTACATAAAAATTATCAAGTTCGGTAACAATAATTGCGGTGAGGTCACTTACGATGGCATCCGCCATTTTCAAATCTGCTCGTCTTGCTCTTTCTTCTAAAACTTCTCCTGGTACATCACGAACAACTTTGTGTTTTGGGAACTCGATAACTTTATCGGTCATTTACTTATCCTTATTTTTTGGTTTTTTCTTTAAAAAAAACAAAATTTAAAACTAATCTAGTTTTGTGTTTTCTAGGAGGTGAACCTGTATGTAAGTATGTGGAGTCAAATAAAATTAATCTGCCTTTTTTTGGACTAATTCTTTTTTGTATTTTTAATTCATTATCAAAAACTTTTACTTCATTTGAATCAATTTTTTTATTAAAAATAAACGTGTCTCCATCTGTATCATTTACATAATAAAGTAATGTTTCAACATCTGAACCAGTCATATATGTATCAACATGTGGTATATTATGAGAATTATCACAAAAATTGGGATTCTGCCACATTAGATTGGCCTTCACTCTATGTATTCTATCAATATAATTTTTACCAGTATATTTTTCTAGATTATAAATTATTGGTTCGACCAATTTAAAATGGTCCGATTGGACTTTACCTTGAGCATTAAATACATGCACAAATTGAGGAACATCCTTTACCATATCGGTTAATGTAAAACCTTTACCTAAATTTAGGAGTGAATTAGTATTATCGTTATAGTACCATGGAAAATTAGGAGATTTTAAAATACAATCTAATGTATCTTGGTAGGTTTCATTTATTAGATTGTCTATAATTTCAAAATCCATAATTATTTTTTGTCCTTATTCTTTACATCTAAGTAGGTTCCATACAGTACCAAAAGCATAGAAATAACACCAACGAACATACCAAAGTAGATCATGAACCAAATCAGATCAATTTCCGTTGTTTTTAGAATAGTTGAGACCATATTCCATTACCTCACTCTTTGTTCGCTCATACAAACCTTCATGTTGGTCTTTACTCCAACCATCTTTACATACATGCTCATACCAATAAAGATAGGCCAACTTTTGTATCATGTCATGGTCTTCAACCTTGATCATAGTTTTATATGCTAATCCACCTGTTGGAATACCTTTGCTCATTTTATAATCCTCAGTAGTATTGTTTCTTCATTACATCGGCCATTGGCCTTGGTTTCGGTAGTTTTGATGACACTCATAATCTTACGCAAACCAACTTTACCCTCGTTTAACACTTGAGGGATTACTTGTTCTGGTTTTCGGAGTTTTTTGGTGATACTAGTATCTTGATCATATCCGATGATCGTAGTCCCTCTGACAGAAAGGCCGCTAGGACCCAAGGCATTATACACAGAAAGATTACGATACTTAGTATTGTAGACCCAAAGTTGTTGCGCATGAATAATATCCTTGGATTGGACACTCTTGATATTTAGGTCCTTGTCTTCAACTTTATACTTTAACTTAGAAACCAATACATGAGCGGGTTTCTCTTTCTTCTTACGTGGTTTACGAATAGAGACCTGTGCTGCTGCCGCTTCATCAAGGTGATCTATGATCTTTTTGATGAAAAGGGCCATAATTTTAAGAACCGGCTTACGCCATCCTTTATATGCTTCCACCAAATCTGGATCTTCACCTTTGAGTGCTTCGGAGATTTCTTCGTATTGTGGACGGAAGTGGTCTGTAATCCTCTTCGCCACTGGCGGTTTAATTGCCTTCTCAAGGGACCACTTCTTAACGTCAAACTGGATTACTCCTTCTTTGTAGAAAACATCTAGTTCCTCTTCAAGTTCCGCAATAAGGTCCGATGCTTTCGAGTTAATGCGGTCTTGAATTGATATGACGGGAACTTGGTTCTTTTCTCCACTTTCTTCAGTTTCCGGATCGACCAACACCTCGCTGGCCAAGTCCACAATTCGCTGCTCAATAGATTGCCAGATTCCGTCAGGTAGGGATGACCCGGTGTGGAGGAGCCGACAGTTCCATCCGATGGAGTGCAGTTCCACAGATTTAACTTGAGATATTTTTCGTATAAGTTCTTTGTCATAGTGAATACTCTTTAGGTATGATATAGTGAATGACTTGGCATCATCGCTTGAATAGAAATAGTTAAACCAGTTATAGGCAACAGCCAACTCGGCCTGTGTGGATTTCTCCGTAACAGTTGGTTCTGAACCAAGATACTTTTCATCCGCAAACTTAGGACGAGTTTTCACTTTCTTCTCCTCAGACAAAGATATTACCAAATGATTTGAAGTCGGAAATTACACAAACACCGTCTTCAGTAGGATCACTATTATGCTCTAATTCCTCCGCAAAGTCAAGAGCCTCGTTTATTGTATAGAAAACAGGCACTTGCGCAAAGGTGTCAAGGATTGCTTCAACATTTCCTTCATATTTTCCTGTTTCAGAATTCCATTCACCATAGATGTTATCAATGGCATTGGCTCGGGAAACACGGTATTCTGGGCCTCTTTCGGACTCAGTTAGTAGAACGTAAATACCATTATCTGCTGACATTTGTTTTATCCTTCACTTAGAACTTGCTTGACCGAATCCAAACGGAACGAACGCCATCCGCCAGCATCAATGTCCCATACAGGTTGGACACTATCATTAATCTGCCTTGTGTTTTTAGGAACTTGTCCGTCATATTCGGACAACATCTGTGGTTCTACCTGTGGAACATAAAGATCGGAAAGAGTGCAACGCATTGTTCGTTCCGTTCCGTCAGTCTTCTCAAAAACAACGGTAACGACTCCATTCTGTAGTTGTTCCTTTAGAGCATATTTATCAATCATCACTTAACTCCTACTTTCAACATGGTCATAATAATCATCAACGGCCCTACGGATAAGATGGTCACCATTCATATAGTATTCCGGATCCATAATTGCCATCAATAGATCCTCATAGTCCTTTTTAGGTAAAGTTGCTTTAGCCTTTTCAAGGAATTCTCGACGAGTCCTGCGGGTATCTCTATTCTTGGTAACTGCCGTATAACCTACACGCATATCTGGTGTTACAGTAGGAAAAGGAAGTATATTCATGTCTGTTCCTTAGTGAGTTAGTAGCAAATCATACAACTCATTATAACCGCCGATGAACTCTTTGTCAAGTGTTATTACAGGAAATGTTCGTGCCTGTGGGAATAGATCCAAAAGAGTATCACGGTCAAAGTCCTTATCAAGTTTATACTCAATAAACTCAATTGCTTTCATTTTTAGTAGGTTTTTAGCTTTATCACAAAAGGCACAGTTATCTTTGGAATATATTATAATGTTCATATTTACCTCATTAATCTTTTACGTATAAACAATTAAATGCTATAGTTATTCTATCTTCCATAGATTCACTATTTTCAACTTGATGTAACAACCAAGAAGGAAACATAAGCAAATCTCCTTCTTTTGGTGCATATGTGTATGTTGATGAATTAAATTCATTATATTTTATAACTTGTTTATGGTTGAAACATTTTTCCAGGAAGTTGGAAGAAGAATTGAGAAATGTTATGTTTCCCGACTTTTCAGGAACTTTAACATAATAAACACAAGAGAAAATAGAAGATGCATGTATGTGTGGAGAATTACTATCATTAATTTTATTAATGTTTATCCAAAAATTACCTATTTTAAGTTCTTTAACTTGAGTATTTTTAACAAAACCAAATTTACTTCTTAAAATTTCCATTTTACATTGAATAATGGATCCTAATTTTAAAATTTTATAGTTTTTGGATTCTTTATAAAGGTATCCTCTACTTTGCCATCCTCCTTTATTACTAAGAACCCTACCTTCAGGATCTTTTTCTTTCATATCATAACAAAAATTTTCTAGAGATTTATTATCCAAAGACAAATTTTCATAAGCAATGAAGTTGGAAAAGATTGTTTCTATTTTCATACCAAATGCTGTGCTAATACCATTAGTGATAACCAGGCCCACATTGTATTAAATCCTACCAAGGTTGGAAGGAGTTTCTTGTTGCTGGCCCAGATTAGTGTTAGAGAGGTAAATAGAGTTAGGAAGTATAACCACCAAATTTGAATATGGAAGATTAGACCAGGAACAATAATGATGGCCTTGGCGACCCATGAAACAAACTCGACGGTGTTATAGTCTGTCCAATATTCTTTTTTGAACCACATACCATAACATTCTTTTACCTTGGTGAATGTTATGTGTCTATAAACGATTAGAATTAGAACGGACCAAACGCCTGTTGCTATTAAAACTTGATTAGTTGTCATAATGTCCTCACTTTTTGATATGTGTTTTTCTTACTCGTACCATAATCCATGTATTGTAATAATCTTCGGTCATCAAGGCATCTCTGGCAAACTGCTCCTTGGCCTCTAAGTATGAGGCCTCACCTTTGGACTTACAAAGATATAGGATTTCTCGTTTGAATTTGTCCTTGCCGTATAGTTCCACATGCTCATTTAGTTCTTTGTTAGAACCATAGTATATTTTCCAGTCGGAGTCAACCTGTTTTTTCACCCGCTTACCTTTTTTCTTGGTAGAGCGGGTGAACTTAAACAGTTTCTTTCCGATATACTTACGGCCTGTTACCTCGTTTGTGATAAGGTAAACAAAGGCCACATAACCATCAGGTATTTCTTCAAGGGGTGCATTGTTGTATAACCACATACACCTATGTAGGTGTTATTTTTTGAAGCCTAGTTTTTCCCATATAATGAGAAACGGACATAC